ATCTTTGATTTAGAAACTGATTTGTTTCCGTGTCTAGTTGATATGAGATTTAAAGGGGTGCGTGTCGATACCGAATCCGCTCATAAATTGAAACAACAATTAAGTACAGAAGAAAAACAATTATTATCAGAAGTAACAAAACAGACAGGAGTAGAATGTCAAATATGGGCAGCAAGATCGATTGCCAAAGTTTTTGACAAACTAAATTTACCTTACGAAAGAACTGTAAAAACACAGGCACCATCCTTTACTAAAAACTTTTTGTCTAATCATACACATCCTCTTGTTAAAAACATAGCAAAAGCTAGAGAGATAAACAAGGCACACACAACTTTTATTGATACAATAATAAAATATGAACATAAAGGTAGGATACACGCGGATATTAATCAAATAAGATCTGACCAGGGTGGTACTGTCACTGGTAGATTTTCATATTCTAATCCTAACTTACAACAGATTCCTGCTCGTAATAAAGACCTCGGTCCACTGATTCGATCCCTATTTTTACCAGAGTCAGGTTGCGAGTGGGGATGCTTTGACTACAGTCAACAAGAACCAAGACTTGTAGTGCACTACGCATCCTTAGATCAAGACACAAGTGTGTTTGGTGTTAAAGAAGCTTACGATGAAGGTGACGCAGACTTCCATACTATTGTAGCAAAAATGGCAAACATACCAAGGACAGCTGCTAAGACGATCAATCTGGGTCTTTTCTATGGTATGGGTAAAGCAAAACTACAAGCAGAGTTAGGTGTTAGTAAAGATAAAGCAGAAGAATTATTTAATATTTATCACAGCAGAGTGCCATTTGTTAAATCACTTATGAACTCTGTTTCTAATAGAGCACAACGAAGAGGACAAATAAGAACATTATTAGGTAGACTATGTCGGTTTCATTTATGGGAACCAAATCAGTTTGGTATACACAAAGCGTTACCATTTGATGAAGCTAGAGCAGAGTATGGCCCAGGAATAAAAAGAGCATACACATACAAAGCTCTTAATAAATTAATTCAAGGTTCTGCAGCAGATATGACAAAAAAATCTATGTTAGATTTATATAAAGAAGGTATTGTCGCACACATACAAATACACGATGAGTTAGATATTTCTGTCGAGTCACCGCACCAAGCTAAAAAAATTGTTGAGATTATGGAGAATGCTGTTAAATTGGAAATCCCTAACAAAGTTGATTATGAGTCTGGTAAGAATTGGGGAACAATAAATGATTAACTATGGCATATTTAAACGCAAACATACCACCGGAATACGCACAAATCAGGAGAGAGTATCTCTATGATCTTAAAAAACATCACGGCGAAGTTGAAGATTGTATTATCTTTGGTATCAGTGCGATCACGGGTAAGTCGATTCTTTGGCACGCGATTATGGAAAATGGTGCAATCTTTTACCGTCTACCGATTACTGCGTTTATTCAAAGGGGTTTTAAAGCGAAAGACGTTCCTAAACGTAGACTTGATGAGTTACAGTTATGGAACTGTTTTAGTTATTATCCTTCTGTTCATTCTTGGGATATCTTAGAAGCACAAGCTGGTAAATACATAGGCAAAGATAAAAAATGGCACTCTGGAAAGTATTTATTTACTGTTGACTTTGCTCACCCTGAAAGTAATATAATGGATACGGATCATTCAGAGATACCGCACGAGCACAAATGTGCTCACATCATAGCCCTCGATGATGGGAACTATGCAGCACA